CTCCAGCCCATCGCATATAGCGTTTTTAATGCGGTCCTCTGTGCAATCTTGAGGCAAATCGTAGTAAGGGACTCCCGGCGTAGAGGAAAACCGATATACCTTGTCGGGTAATGGTAGCTCTCGAAAAACTTTCCGCTGTACCTGATTTACCACTAAGAGAATATCGTCGTCCGTAATATCTGAACTTGGTGGAACAAGCTTCTTGATCGTATTAAGTATTTGTAATGTGGTTAGTCCCATGTCATCACCCCTTAATAAAAGGCATCTTGTATCAGTGGTTTACGCAGGTTTTCCGCAAAGTCCCGGGCCATATCCTCGACTTTCTTTTCCTCGCTACGCTCTTTTTTACGGTGCCACTCCATAACCTCATCGAACGGGTTGAATTTCCGCGGATCGATCTGCTGCATACGCCGAATCACTCGGGCATCCAACTCGCCGTGTTTGACTGTCATCGCAACATATTGAGCGCCCAGTTTGTCCACGGCAATGATTTCATGGAGCTGTTTGTCGTAATCAAAGTCGATTCTCAAAATGTTGGGATCGATCTCTTTTAACCGGTCTTCGATATTGTAAAGGTCGTTGAATGCCATAGTGTGCCTCCTATAAATGAAAAGGAGAGGCTCTAGGCCCCTCCATAGACTTTTGTTTATACTGCGTATCCTGTCGGCTCTGTGATGTCTCTGAGAGCCGTATGAGCGTTCCTGCGGTATGTGACAAGCGTCTCATATGCAACCATCGTTGCTTGGTACAGGTCGTAGTTTGGTACCTGGAACAGCGCGGACCCTTTGTCGTCTTCCATCCATTCGAAGTCCGACAACTGATACAGGTCGATCTCGTCAGTATCAAGGAAATAGATAGTGTTGGAGTCATGGTACCGGTCCACGATCAGAGGACGTCCATCATACTCGAGCGCTTTATAACCGCCCTCAAGCTCCATCGGGTTCGTATAGCGTACAAGTTGCTGCAGCAGCGCCTCGTAGGAAGCCCGCACGCCGTACGAGCTTGTCAGAAGGTCGATCTTGCCCCCAGCCAGTTCAGAAATGTCACATGATTGGCGCATCAACTGTTGAGAAAGCGCCCGTGGTGTGCCGCCATTAGCCAGAACTCCCGGTACCCAGTAAGTTTCCGTAGCCGGGTTCAAGCCTTGCAGAGTTAATGTCGTACTCATAATGCCACCAAGGCCCATTATCTCGTTATTAAAATCACCGGTGACCACTGCAAAATCAGTATTCGCCGTTGTGACAGCTGCGCCGCTAATCGTAATTGTCTTGGCTGTTGTATTAACAGCAGTTACTTGGCGATTCGACACGGTTACTGTGCCACCGGAATTAACGATATCGATCAACATGCCAACCTGGAAGTATTTCGTCTGGTTAACAGTCAATGTATTCACCGTTGTATTCACTGCAAACATCGCTAGTTTACCAGTACCGTCGCCAAACAGCGCCCGTGCTCGTTGATCCTTCAAGTCGCGCATAAGACCTTTCATCTCGGACTCGACCGCACGGATGAAAGCACCCTTATCGTTGCGCATAGCCTTGATCGTCGGGCCTGTGATTTGAATTTGACCGTACAAATATTTAACGTTTGCTGTAGTTTGTTTGTATTTTTGGTTTCCTGGCGCAGGAAGTTGTGCGCCCTCAGCTCGGTAACCTACTCCGTTGTTACGGCCGATGTGCAGCGGTACATAGAACTCCTTGCCGGTAGCCTCTTGCTTCTTCTGAACTAACTTGCTAATGACATAGTTGTCATTGTTCAACTGCTCTCTTACTGGACCGAGATAGTCCTCTTTCAATACTGCTGATGCCTCAGATAGATTAAATGCCATGGTTTATCGCTCCTTTAGAGTTCACGCGCCATTGCCCTTTCGCGTGCTTCTGCAAATGTTTTTGGTGTGCTCTGTACTTTCTGAGCAGATTGGTTGTTTGATGGGATGGTTGGAATGCTTCCCTTAGCGGTCAGAAATTTTTTCATGCCAGCTTTCTCGGCTTCAGCAATCTTCGCCTCCAACTCGTCATGACGCATCGCCTTATAGGCCGCATCCATGTTTCCGATTTGGTTTTCCACCATGTACTCGTAAAGTTTGTCAGCGTCAGCGCCTTTTCCCTTGGCGAATTCATCCAACTTACTTCGAAATTCCGTGAAAGCTTTTTGACGTTCGGCCTCTTCCTGTGATCGCCGCTGTTCTTCTTGCTGCTGGCGTTCCAGTTCCTCAGCTTTGGCAGCTTTGGTTTCGAGCTCTTCGAGTCTGCGCTGAAGTTCCGGCGATATTCCCTGCTGCTCGGCTCGTTCTTGAAGGCGCTCCATTTCGATACGTTCCTTAAGCGACATGATGTCCGGCGCTTGGTTCAGTTCGCGGAAGTAGTCAGCTACGGACTTGAGGTCATCGTAATCTTTGTACTGTTCCTTGAATTTGGACAACTCCGCATCCTTTTCAGCTCTCCACTGCGCCTCCTTCTCTGCCAGACGCTTGGCGAAAGCCTTCTCGAAGTTGTTCTGTTTATCCGGCTCGGCGGCAGCCTGTGATTCCACGCCCGTATCTTGTACCTCGGCGGCAGGTACTTCTTCTACGCCCGTTGTTTCTTGCATAATTTGATCTTCCATGATTCTTCCTCCTTGTGTGGGCGGCGCAACTCCACACGATCAACGCCGCATCTATTGAACTAAAGGGAATAGGCCCGACGCTGCTCTGCGAAGGGCCTGTCATTTTTTCATTTCTGCCATCTGCATGGCCGCGTCTGCTTTCATTTGCTCTCTTTCCATATTCATCGCATGGTCTTGCTGTTTCATTTCCATAGCCCGTTGGTGAGCTGTATCAGCCTCTTGAGCCTGTGCCACTTGCTGCTCCTGCTGCATCTGCATTTGCTGCTCTTGTGCTGCCATTTCGGCCTGTTGCTGAGCCGCTATAGGCGCGTTTAGGGCGTCCATATGCTCCTGCACGTGCATATCAACGAGCATTTGAAACTCAGGCGGCAGGTTATCATAATCCTCGCTTTTCCGGAACCGGTTATGCATCTCAATGTGCGTCTTATGATCGTAAAAGTCTCGTACGATCGGTAGTTTTATTGGCGGTTGTGGCGGCTGGAAACCAACTTCGGCCGGCGGCACACCTTGTTGAGCGGCCAACTGTGACCCGATTTGGTAGACTTGCAGCTCCTTCACATACTGCTGTAGCGCTTGTGCCGTTTGTGGGTCCTCGAATGATCTTTGCCATATCCGGTTCTCAAGGCGAGCCTTGTTCTCGTCTTGCAGCGTGTCATCAAAGTAACTGTTGGCGATCGACTCCCCAAGCATGCGGACAACTCTTCGTGTATCCGGTTGCCCCGTGTTCGGGTCCGTGAACATTCCGGCACCCCACATTGCCATGATCTTCTGATCCTCGACGGCTTTCAGCGTCGGCATAGAGCTACCCGGGACTACGTCGACGACCTCTCCTCCTGTCAGATCAGCACCGCTAAAAGAAAATGCCTCGATCTCGCCGTTCTCTCCCACGATGGAAAGCTGTTGTTCCTCGGGAAAATAACGTTGTACGAGCCGAAGCACCTTTTCACCCCACTGTTTGATGCCGTCCTCGTAGGACTGGACCAGAATAGCGAGTTTCGTTTCATCCTGTTCCACCTGCAGTTGCAAGCCGCCGAGCGTATTGTTTCCTTTTGGTTGTGCTCCTTGGCTGATCTCATGAGCGCCGGAGATATCTTCCATATCTGCCTTATCTCGCTCCATGGCGTTTTGCCAACCGGAGTCTACCGATGCGCCTTGGACGCGTTCCGGTTTTCCTTGTCCAGTTGCATTGTATTCCACAACACCGCCGATTTCATTCGATATCTGGTCGTAGTCTTCAACCGTTCCCCGTGGTATGGTCCACATCGGGTTACCCATTTCCTCGAGTATCCGCGCCTCGGCGGTTCGCTTGATATTGTATGATTTCTGCGGCGTCGTGAGGTCCGTTACGATACCATCCGCCACCACACGTCCAGGTACTGGGATGGAAGGGAAGAAGATGAACGGGAATTCGCCCGGGTTCTTGTTCTCCTCAAGCGTTTTACCGCCTGCAGCAACGATACGGCGTCCATTCGGGTATTTTGGACAAGGCTTTTCCCAATAGTCGTACACCAACGCGCAGTTTTTGAAACGTTTGGTCGTCAACTCATTACCACCTAGATTCTCAAACGACTGAGCTAAGACGATATCCCCGTCCGGCTGGACTTCTTTCCCCCACGTATCAAATATCTCGTCCACGTCCATCGGGTACTCTTCCATCGCCCACTTGATTTCCTCGATCTCCTCGGCGTTCGGATCGACCTTAAGCCGGAGCTGATCGACAACCTTTGTTACGATCCTCCCCGTCTTGGTCGGGATTGACTTGTTTTCTAGCAACTCATCGAAGTCCGCATCGACTTCGTTCGGGTCAATGCTGATATCGTCTCCCTTGGTCTTGTCAACGTAGACCTTAAATGCTGGGAAGCCATCAACGATCATATGGAACTTCAACTTGCGGCTTTTCTGGTCCATCTTGTCCTCGTTCCACTGGTACCGTAGATACTTATGAGCCCCCCGAGCAGACTCTATGCGGTCGTCGTCATCAGTGTCGGGAGCCACGTCCAACTGCGCGCGGTTCT